ATGCGTTCGAAGCAGCTACCAGGGTATTTGCTGCGATTCTAGTTTGTAAAGCTGTATCTTCGTTAGTAAACGCTGTAACGTTGGTAGTAAGTCTGCTTTGTAAAGCTGTATCTTCGTTAGTAAATGTTGTAACGTTGGTAGTAAGTCTTGACTGTACAGCAGTTACGTTGTCTTGTACTACATCAAGGTTGGCATTCAGTTGGGTAAGAAATGCATCAGCATTAGAAGAAACTTGATTGATATTAGCATTGAGAATGGTAAAAGTTGCATGATCATTTGCATCAGCTACAGAGGTAACCAACGAAGCAATAGTAACTTTTTTAGTAGAATCATTATTAATATCAACGATCGGTAACACGTCATTAGATGCTACGTCAACAGCAGCCAATTCAGTGAGATCGGTAATTTTTACGTTTGCCATGTAAGTTCCTTCTGCCTTATTTAAACATATTTAGATCATTGTCGCATACTGGTCCAAGACTGTCAAAATGAAAAATAATCTAACTCTTACGTTGGGTCAAAATTGCACGATTATCTTGTGTCACGAGTGTCTCACCTAGCTGAGTTGTAAATGAGTTGCCATCTGTTTCAAAATCTTGATCAAGTAGTAAAATTTGATTTGACTGTTCAAGTTGTAAGAAAGTTCCATCTTGAGTGGTGAGTGGATCAAAAATGGAAGTGATCAGATCAAGAGGAGTAGTTACAATATCACTCTGCTCAACTGCAATTAATCTTAAGCTTTGATCTTGTAAAGTTTTACCGTCTTGAGTAGTTAAATATTCAAGTCCTATCTCTGCAGCAAAAACTCGTCTAATCGCTGATGTTGATAAAACGAGACGACTAACTCCTAACGGCATCAGTCTCTCTCAGAAATGTGGAGCGTCCCTGGGTTAGAGGCTTGGATAACTGCTACAAATTTATCGTTGTCGGCAGGATTAGTTTCCGCTCCTAAAGAGATGTCAAAAGGGATAGAGGCTGATAAAAAATGTGAGTTAGAGGTATTAGCTTCAACTCCTGAACCTCCTACTTCAATGAAACAGTCTTGAGTCGCAAAAAGAGTTACAACACGGACTGAGCTTGAAATTTGTGGAGAAGTGTTCGATGTATCAGTAAAAGGAACTTGCAAGCCACGATTAGGTCGCAACGCTAATACAGGAATTGCTTCATTACCATCATCACGAGGTTGTTTTGACATTGTTATCTCCAATTAATAGGTTATTAGTAAGTTTCATTCATCTTCTCTTTAATCCACGCGTTCATGTGATTAGCCAAATCACAATTACCTTTTTCAGTGAGGTGGTTTTTATACTTAGAAGTGGTGCTTTGTGTAAACTCTCCTACGTCACCAATCCACAACTGATTCTCCTTATAGAGAGGAATAAAATGAACTTCAGGCCACGACTCATAGTCAGGAAAAGAGGACCAGATATATGCTTTTTTCCACCTTTTTATAATTTGATGAGCAGCTTTAGTATTTAATTTAACTGCTCTTTCGTCTCTAGCATTACCTATTGTAATGTTATCATTTACAATTGTTGTCAATTCATAAGGAAGACGTTTTAAATGTGTTAAAGATATAATCGCTAACTGAGATTCAATCTTGTCTAAAGATTTTAGAATATCCAAATTAGAATACCCACTTACACCAAGAGGTTTAATCTTAGTTTCGATTTGCGATACCCACGAACCTTTTCTTAAAACGGAGTAGGAGTCGCCAGCAATGATCAGTGCCACTAGCTGTAACCTTATCTCCAACCGTGAGGGGCGCGGCGGACCAACTCATCGTTCCACAACCGAGCGCGAAGCGCTCGCAAATTTTTTTGTCTCTCAGACCATGAAGTTCTTAAAGCTTCATGCTCTGCATGCATTTTTACATAAGCTTTCATCCAGCTCATTGATTCTCTCCTTCATCCATGTAAAAAGAATTTCGTTTCCCTCACAGGTTAAATGATGACTAGTAACTTGTTTAAAAAGTTTTGGATAATACATCTCGTTCCACTTGTAAAGAGGTTTAAATACAACTCCTTTAATAGATTCGTATCCCATAAAAGGAGTCCAACAAAAGGTTCTATTTTTCTTACCAAAGTAAGCTGCTATATCTCTATTTAACCTGATCTCAACTTTTTTTTTATATGGTGATAAAAATCTTGATTGACGATGGGGATGACTCATATTTACTATTAAAAGGGACGACTCAGGAGCATTATAAACTTGTTTTATGATATCACGGTTTGAGGCCCCACTATGTGCTACACACGTAACATCGTAAACCTCACTTAACATTCTTACCCAAGAGATGCTTTCAGGATTGAAGCGCACTACGTTACAACTTTTCCTATGCATATCTGAATAAGAATCACCAGCAATAACGATCATTATTACTCCATAAGATCCTTCATAAGTTTGTCATAGTTATTAATTTGAACTGCTACTTGAGGTCCTTGTGTTTTAGGCTTGAGGCTAGTCTCAACTTCTTGTAAATGTTTCATCCAGTCGAGAAGATCTTTTTTAGAGTAGATGCCTGTTTCCACAGCTTCTTGTATCTTCTGATCGATCACCGAATTGATGAGGTTAATACGTTTGATACGATTAAGATATCCTTGAGTAGCAAACACTGAATCTATATAGTTTTTTACCTCTTTCTTTTCAATCACTGAGGTCACACGATCCTCAGAGATACCATACTCATCTGCCAGCTGATCAATCGCCTTGCCGCTCAGATAGTCATTAGCGATCGCAAGCATCACCGGATCAAGAGGCGGAGCCTCTAAGCTGCGGTTTAGTGCATCAACAGTGGTAATCACAGTTGTATTTGATTTGGTCATGTTGTAATCTCCACATCATATAAAATTTGAATCTGCATATCTACAATTCCGTAAGGCTGAAATAACCCCTCATCAGTTCTCACCTCTGCAACTCGAGCCTCTTCTACAGCTAGTGAAGCAAAATTATCTTGAAAAGTTTCAATTGCCGATTCAATACTAAAAGCGAACTGTTCTGCAACTCCCATCGCGTCACTACCATCATATATATATCCTCTTACAGATATTTCAATTAAAGCAAGCTTTCTGCCAGCACCTCGTTGTTCTCTCGATTCAGATCTTGAAATAAGAGTAATCGCAGGGAAATCGTTAACTTCATCTAAATAAGCATAGCGTTTAGTAACGTTGCTTGGTAAAGCATCAGTATTTTGAGCTAAATGATCAACTAAAGCGTCTATAATTTGTGTACGTCGGGCCATATCTCGCTAATCATTTCTTCTTTAGATTTACCTGCACTCCATGATTTCCATGAGTCTTTATGTTTATAATTCCACCAAACCCATCTTAATACATACCGACAAAGATCCCAATCCTCTATAATCAAAAAATTATCTTCAAACCATGATCGACACCAATCGAGGTTAGGAATTTTACCTAAGACGACGTGGTCGTCCCACACTTCTACCCTACAGTTAGGATGAAGTATGCACTCACCTGGAAGGCATTGATTACCTAATGCATCTACCGGTATTTTATAAATACCAGAAGGTTCTTCATAACCAACAGGTGGATTTCCGCTATGCCAATAATTACCAGAATCATCATCTTCTCCAAAGCAATTATAAACTAACGGTCCGTACCTAAACTTTTCTGTCATTTTTTAAAAATTCACCTTGTAAAATTTTTTTGGATTCCATTACAGAACGGATTTCAACTTAAGTCTATATTACACTTCCCTTTAAGGGATGTCAAGAAATTACAGTGATTTTCAGAATTTCCCAGGTCGAGGCCGTGTGCATGTAGCCACTGCGTCAGAAACTTGACAAGTCCGACTAACCGCCCACCTTTTGCTGTCAAATTGTTGACGCAAAAAAGCGAAAAAAATGCAAATTAATTGCTTTTTGCCCTTGCAATCTATGACTATATGCCTTATATATAATATATAAGCTGTTAAACAGGAGATTTAAAAATGGCTAACATTAAATCCAACAAGGTCCGCCAGCAGGTTCTCGCCGATTACAATCACTGTTGCGCGGCTTGCGGTTGCACTGATCATGAAGCACTGCAAATTGACCATGTTGTCCCGCAATCAAAAGGCGGATCAGACGATATTGAAAATTTGCAGGTTCTTTGCTATGTTTGCAATACAACGATCAAAAATAAAATTGAAACACCAAAACTCTCACCAGCCAAGCCTTCAGGTTCCGTCAAGAAATGGAAAGCTGGTCGCCGTGCTTTCCGCGCCTACATCAACGGTTTACGATAGGACTGGGAAAACCCTTTTAATTCAAAGGGTTAGCCCAGCCCCGGGCCTCTGTTTTTATCAATAAAAACAAGGGGTTACGGGCTTGACGCGCCAGCGGAACAAAACGTGAACAGATAGCAGGCGCTAACCTCTTGAAAGGGTTAACAAATTTAATTTCTAAGTCATTGAAAACAAACAAAACTTTTTTCACTCTGCCTATTGACTTTTGCCTTTCAAATCCCTATATTAACACTATAAGATAATTAAACGAAAGGACTACCATGTTTGACAATATCGTAATTTTTGACCTCGATGGAACCACCATTGACAGTTCGCATCGCCATGCTACTCATGCAGATGGCACGCTTAATCTGGATGCTTGGATTGAAAATGCAACGCCTGAAAAAATCTTTCAGGATCAGGTTTTACCTCTTGGTCATTTAGTTTCTAAAATTGGCAAGCGTGCCTATACCATTATCTGCACTGCTAGGGTTTTATCTCATGCAGATTATGAGTTTCTTATGGAAAATGGTATCTGCGTTGATAAGATTATCAGTCGCCCATCAGGAAATATGGAACCTGATGCTCAACTCAAAAAGAAACAACTCAACTCATTTTTATCACTGAAGCAATTCAAAGGTAAAAATGCCATCATGTTTGATGATGCTGATTCAGTCAGATCAACTCTTAGAAAAATCGGGATTACAGTTATCCATCCTGATACAGTCAACAGAAAGGTTGCTTAATCATGTTTGTTATTTTTTGTATCTCTCAAGTTATCGCTGGCTTTTTTCTTTTCATATTCGGGGCTGGCTTGATTGAGTCACCAGAAAGTTATACAATGGCACTAGGTTGCTTGATCAGTGTTGTTGGATTTCTTAACTCAGCAATGTATCTTCATCTCTTAGATGAAAAACTAAAAGGGAAGGATTTCTAATGTTTGGATATCTCGGAACTATTCTTGTTGTATGGCAAATGAGCGCGTTAGCAAACGGCGCGCCTCAATGGGCTTTAATCATGGGTGTGTTTGCCGCTTGTGCTTGGCTGGTTCATGGGTGGCAGAACTCAGATAAGCCTATCATGATTACTAATGCTTTGCTGTTGATAATTGCAATATATGGGTTGATTTATAACTAGAGGTTGTAAATCAAAATAGGTAT